GCTTTCTTTTTATGCGTGCAAAAATAGAGAACTTATGATACACTTTGAATTTGCTTTAATAAAAGGCTTTTGCGTAGGCTTTACAATCGATGAGTTTGATGATGGTTTAGAAATGCGTTTTTTTTTAGGCCTTTTGTATATCGGAATAATATTTGAAAATGAGTAAAGGCAGACCACCCAAACCAACCGCATTAAAAAGGATGGCAGGAACAGACCAACCATGTAGGGTAAACCCTAATGAAATGGAGGTGAGTTTACTTGCTAACATACCACCTGCGCCAATGCCTTTAAGTGAATATGGGCAGCGAGAGTATGAAATAGTATGCACAGAGCTACATAGCAAAAGAATGTTGCACCTAGTAGATTTGTCTTTAGTTACAGCCTACGCTAATGAGATGGGCTTATATGTAGAGATGGAACAGAAGCTAAAAACACTAGGGCGTATAGATGAGTTTTTTAATGAGGATGGCGCACTAACTAAAAGACAACCAAAGCCAGAGCAGAGAATAGCAAACGATGCCTTAGCCAAAGCTTTAAAAATAGCTTGCCAGTTTGGTTTAACACCAAGCGCTAGAACTAGAATAAACGCACCTGAGATAATAGATAATACTTTTAAGTTATGAGTAAATACTATTTTGATGAGGAAACAGCTAACAAGGCTGTTAAGTTTATAGAAACGCATTTAACACATACTAAAGGCGAGCTTGCAAAAAAACCTTTTATTCTCCAGGAGTACCAAAAGGAGCAAATAATTAAGCCCTTATTTGGTTGGAAAAATAAAGAAGATGATAGCAGAAAATACAGAACAGCTTTTATTTTCCTACCTAGAAAGAACGGAAAGAGTACACTAGCTGCGGCTATAATATTAACGCTTTTATATTTGGATAATGAGTACGGAGCGGAATACTACAGCGCAGCAAATGACAAAGAACAAGCTAAAATCGTTTATGGCGTAGTTGCTGAGATGGTGCGAAACAATCCAAAGCTAGAGAGCTTTGTAGAAATATTTAAAAACTCTATTGTTTACAATGCACAAGGCTCTTTCTATAAGGCAATAAGTAGAGAAACAAGTACAAAACATGGTTTTAATAGTGCTGGTTTTATATACGATGAGCTGCATGGAATGACCGATGACGGAACAGAAAACCTTTGGGAAGTATTAGAAACAAGCACAGGAGCAAGGCGGCAACCCTTATCTATTGCCATAACTACAGCAGGTTTTGACCGCTTTAGCGCTTGTTATAGAATGTATAAATACGCCTGTGATGTTAGGGATGGTATTTTAGAAGATGAACAATTTTTGCCTGTTATATTTGAGGCGGCTGATGATGACGATATAAGCGACCCTAAGACTTGGGAAAAAGCAAACCCTGGTTTAGATGTTTCTTTAAAGCGCTCATATATGGAAAGGGAGGTAAAGAAAGCACTAGCTCAACCTAGCTATACTAATGTATTTAGGCGTTTACACTTAAACCAATGGACTGATTCTCAAACTGCGTGGATAAATGATTTTGACGTTGTTGCTTGTGATGGTACTATAAGCGATGAAGTTCTAATAAATGCACCTTGTTATGGTGGTTTAGATTTGGCAAGCGTGAGAGATTTAACAAGCTTTGCTTTAGCGTGGAGAATAGGAGAAAAAATAATTGTTAAACACTGGACTTTCATACCTGAGGATAAATACGAGGGTAGAACAGGCGGTAAAGATGGTATAAACTACCAACAATTCGCTGATTATTTAGAGATAACACCAGGAAATGTAACAGACTATAATTTTGTTAAAGCTAAAATGTTTGAGGTTTGCGAAAAATATAATGTTCAAAGTATTGCTTTTGATAGGTGGAATAGTAGCCAATTAGTAATTGAATGTATAGAAGAAGGGTTGAAAATGAGTGCTTTTGGTATGGGTTACAAGTCTTTAAGCCCTGCAGCTAAGGAAATAGAGGCTAAAGTAATGACAGGAGATTTTATATTTTTTAGCGACCCTGTAATAAGATGGCAGTTTGGAAATGTACAACTAGAAACAGACCCAGCAGGAAATATTAAGCCAAATAAAGCAAAAAGTGCTGATAAAATAGATACTATTATGGCTATTTGTATGGCTGTAGGTGAGGAAATGTACAGCGAAGCGCCAGTTGTGAGTAAATATAAACGAGATAATAAAGGTTTTTTCACTATTTAGCACTATTGCTTTATAGGTAAAATTATTGTAAATTGCAAAAAATATTTTTTTAATGGGATTGTTTGACATATTCAGAGGCAAAAAGCCACAGGCTGAAAAACGAAATTATGTTGATTATGCTATGGGCTTAAACCTTAGCTCTAAAGACGTACTCGTAACACCTGAAACAGCCTTGACTTTTAGCGCAGTTTATGCGGCAGTAAGGGTAATAAGTGAAACTATTGCACAATTACCTTTCAACTACTATAAAAAGACTAATAAAGGTCGAGATGTATTTGATAAAAGCCCTTTACAATTCTTAGTAAATAATGAGCCAAACGGCTATCAAACTAAGTATATATTTTTTGAAACTTATGTAAATACGTTGCTTTTATATGGAAATGCTTTTGCTTATATTCAAAGAGACGGCGCAGGTATTCCTATTGCTTTAACTTGTTTACATCCTGACGATGTACAAGTGAAACAAAAAAACGGGAGGCTTGTTTATGAAGTAAGAGAGCAGGGGATGTACGATGCAAGTGATATTTTACACGTTCCTGACTTAACTTTAGATGGATATATAGGTAAAAGCCGAATAAGTGCAGCAAGAGATAATATTGCTCTAGGTATAGCAGCACAAACTTATGGTAAAAATTTCTTTGAAAGTGGCGCTAAAATTTCAGGAGTTTTAAAACACCCTGGCTCTTTAGGTGCTGATGCAATGCAAACACTTAGCCAACAATGGCACAGGACATATCATAGTGGCTATGCTGGTGGGTTTAAAACGGCTGTACTTGAAGAGGGTATGGACTACAAACCTATTCAGCTAAGCCCACAGGACGCACAATTTTTAACTACTAGGCAGTTTAGTATATTAGAGGTCGCTCGTATTTTTAGAGTACCACCGCATTTATTAGCTGATTTAGATAGAGCTACATTTAGCAATATTGAACACCAAAGCACAGAATTTTTAAATTATTGTATTAGTCCTATACTGAAAAAACTAGAGCAAGAATTTAATAAAAAGCTTATTTTTCAAGGGAATAAAGTAAAAACATATTTTGAACATAATGTCAATGCTTTATTACGTGGAGATGCCAAGAGTAGAGCGGAATATTACAAGAGCTTATTTAATGTTGGTGCAATTAGCCCTAATGAAATAAGACGCAAGGAAAATATGAACGATATTGATAAAGGGAACACTTACTATGTACCTATGAATATGATAGATAGTGCAAAGCCAAACCCTAAAGATATAAAACCAAAAGAACAGCCTAAAGAGGATAAAACAGATGGAAAAGACGGAGATAAGACAATTTAATTTAGAAGAATGTAGATTTGACAAGTCTAAAGACGGAGAAACTATTGTAAGAGGTTACGCAGCAGTTTTTGGGCAGCTTAGCGAAGATTTAGGCGGCTTTAAAGAGCAGATTGATAGTAGAGCCTTTGACAATGTTTTAGAGGATGATGTAGTGGCTGTATTTAACCACGATATGAATATAATATTCGGAAGAACTAGCTCAGGAACTTTAAAGCTTTCAGTTGATGAGAGAGGCCTTGTTTCTGAAATAACTATGCCAAACACCCAAGCCGCAAAAGACACTATCGAGTTGATGCGTAGAGGCGATATAAATAAAATGAGTTTCGGGTTTATTGTTGATGTTGATAAATGGAAAGAAAGCGAAAGAGGATATGTGCGAACAGTCAAGGAGGTAAAAAGGCTAATTGATGTTAGCTTAGTTACAAAGCCAGCCTATCCACAAACCACAGCCGCAGTACGTTCTTTAGACAACTATAAAAAACAAACACCCAAAACGTCAAATATATCTAAAAACAAAGTAAGACTTTTAAAACTAAAAAAGTGAAAAAGACAATTAAACAATTAAAAGACGAGAAAGGTTTAGCCCTTTCTAACATGACCCAACTTATCGAGATAGCTGAGCAAGAGGACAGAAATTTAACTATTGATGAGCAAAGCGCTTTTGATGAGAGCGAAAAAATTGCTTCTGATATGGATGCACGTATTTCACGTTTAGAACGTTCTATGGAGCTAACTAAAACACCAGTAACTCCTGTAACATTTGGAACTCAAAACGTAGCTAAGTCTGATAAAGATTTAAAGCGTTTCTCATTTACAGCAGCGGCAACCGCAGCTTACAATGGGCAAATGGATGGACTAGTTCGTGAGATGCACCAAGAGGCCCGTAATGAAAACCAAAGCCGCCTATTTCGTGGAGTAGGAATTCCATCTATCGTATTAGAAACAAGAGCAGATTTACCTGCTGCATCAGCTGAAGTAGCACCTACAGAAGTAGGCTCTTTTATTGACCAATTACAAGCAAACAGCGTTTTAGTTCAGGCGGGTTGTAATTTTTATTCAGGTATTTCAGCAGATAGAAAATTCCCAATTATTGCAGATATTGATTCTGGTTATTTAGCTGAAGACAATGCAGGTCAAGCTGCTGACGGAGCAATCACAAACGTAACGCTAAGCCCAAAGAAACTAATTTCTGTTGTTTCAATGAGTGCTGAAATGATGACGCAAAACGCATCAGCTGAGGCAGCTTTACAAAGAAATATGGCTCGTTCAATTACTGCAACTATGGAGGCAGCTTTACTAGGTAATGGTAACGTAGCTCAAGCACCTAATTCAATTTACCATACAGCAGACGCAGTAGCTCCAGCAGTAGCAGGTGATATAGGAACAAAAGAGCTGATTGATATGGAGGCTCAAATTTTAGCTAGAAACTACAACCCATCGGCTGGGCGTTTCTCGTACTTATTTAACCCTGCTGTATTAGCTAAGTTAAAAGCGGAGGCTGGTTTAGATTATACAAACGGAGCATTTATTGACTGGGCAAACAAACAAATTAACGGGTACAATTTCTATGTATCATCTAATGTAGGGGCAACTTTAGCTCAGGCAACATTGTTTGGTGATTTTTCTGATGTACACTTAGCTACATTTGGAGGTTTAGATATTATCTCAGACCGCTATACAGATGCACACAAAGGTATTTCTCGACTTGTAGTTGTATCTTTAAATGATGGTGTAGCTGCTCATACTACAGCAGGTTCTACGTCTTTAGTATCAGCAGAAGTAGCATAATTTATATTTACTTAATTAAAGGGGCGGTATAAAGCCGCCCTTTTTTTAACCCTTTAACAATGGCACAACAAGCAAAAATAGGAATATACAGCGGTACGGAGTTAATAGATTTACCAGAAGCAAAAGCTTATTTAAGGGTGGATACATCGACAGACGATAGTTATATTACGGAGCTTATAAAAATAGCTAGATTGCAAGTGTTAAGAGATACACACACAGCCGCTGTTGAATTAGATATTACAGAGTATTTTTCTAAATGGGAAAATTGTTTTCATTTGCAGTATTCAGGAAAGGTAAGTGGTAGCCCTGCTTTAAAGTATTATGATACAAACAACGCAGAGCAAACACTTACACAAAATACAGACTATAGAGTTATTAATTATATGGGGATGCCAAAGGTGGAAATGATAAACACTTTTAGCTTATACGATAGAGTTGATGCAATTAGTTTTAAGTATGATATAGAACCTGAGAACGCTGATAATGTACGCACTTTAAAGATTGCAATGTATATGCTTATACAACACTTTTACGACAATAGAAGTCCTGTAAGTTATTTAAAAGTTGATGAGATGCCTTTAGGTTATAGAAACATAGTTAATCAATACAAAAACTATATTTGGTAATGAACCCAGGTGAATTTAGACATACCACAACAATAAACTTTATTACAGAAAGTCAACAAACCGATTTTGGAGATTTTGTAACAGCTGGCACAACATCCCTAAATAGATTTGCTAAAGTAAAATGGTTGCCAGGAAGTGAGCAAATTAATTCTGATGTAGTTGCTTTAATTAAAAATGTTGAGTTTACCTATAGATACGAAAGCCTTACGGAGTTTTTAGATAGGATTGATACAATCACCTACGAAAATGAAGTTTACTACATTAAAAATGTAATATTTAAAGGCGCAGGAAATAAACAGCTAGTAGTTATAAAAGGACAAACAGCAGAAAGTTGATAACAGCATCAATAACAGGAGATAAGGAACTTGATAGAGTTTTAAAAGAACTAGGTCAAGAGGCTATTAAGGATAGCCAAATAAAGCAAGGGCTTAGAAAAATAGCAAAGCCTGTTATTGAAACAATGAAAAAAAAGGCTAAGGCTAAAAAACAAGGAACAAAAGAACTTGCAAAAAGTATAGGTGTAATAAAAAAAATTAAAAGTAAAAAAGGAAAGCCTTTTATATTAGTCGGGCCTAGATATTACTTTTCATCTTTAAAACACCCTGTTGATATAGTAGAGTTTGGGCGAGATAAATACAAAGTAGATTTTGACGGAAAAAAGTTTGTGCAAAAAACATTTGACGAACATAAAACAAAACTATTAACAGACTTAAATAAAGAAATTGTTAAGTTGTTAGATAAGAAATTAAAAAAGCTAAAAGCATGAGCGCAACAGAGGGCTTAAAAATAGGGAAAGTAATTTTTAACATACTTAGCAACGATTCAAATTTGTTAGCTATTTCAGGAATGAGCGCAGCGACTATACAACCTGCGCCAATGAAAAACCCCAGTG